TAAACATTTCTCTAATTGATTTGAAATCATCTAAAGATACTTTTCCATCACTTCTTTCAGCGATAGCGGCATTAGCATCCCCTCTATTCTTAATAATATCACTTTGTAATTTAGCAATTTCTAATTTTACTCTTATTGCAGAATCTTTAACTTTAAGTAAGTTACCTTTTTCTTTTGCTATTTTAGTCAAATCATCAACCCCATCTGGGTTTACACCAGTTGTTAATTCGTTGATTGTTCTTTGAACGTCGTTGATTTGTAAACACGCGTCATTATAAGTTTCTTGCATAAGACCTTCTAATGATTCGTTATTGTTTACTTTAACATCATGTTTTCTTTTTCTAGGCATTGTTATTAGTTTTTATTATAAATATCTACAAGCCTCGTTTTGTTAAGATTTCATACAAATCTTTAAATCTTTTCATCGCAATACGTATGTCTTTGGTTGAAAGATTTGTGTAATTTCTCATAGTTTCTAAAACAGAGTTTTTATTATATTTTGAACCACCGTCAAAACCTTCAAAAGCAGATTCCCAATTTTCCAATATGTAAATTAAGGCTAAACCTACTTTCTTTTCGTTTTCGTTTAGTTTCTTTTTTGGTGGTAGTTTTTCGTCGTTCATTTCTTCTTTGATACCTTCAATAAGGTTTAAGATGAAATCATCCATAACAAAACTATCATTATCAATTACATAAGTTAAATCTTGGCGTTCCTCAAAATCAGTCATCATATCTTCGTAAGATGATGTTTGTCTTAAGTATTTTTCGTCTTTGATTAATAAACCTAATATATAATTTTTACTAATGGTCCCGAAGTATGAATAAGCTTTTTTACCTCGTCCAGCTTCAAATTTATGTACTTTCGTCATCAAGAAAGAAACGGTGTCACTATGAAGTTCTTCATAAGTTTCACCCTTTCTATATAATTTATATCTCCTGATGATTGCTTCTATCATTTTATCCAAAGGGGCTTTTAACCATTCATTGAATATTAAATTTCTTTCGTTGGAATCTTCTGATTCTAAAAATCTGATAACTGCTTCTTCTTCTTCGGGACCAAAATACATTTCATTTGTTCTTTTGCGTCCTCGTTTAGTAGCCATTTATCATTCTTATACTTCATACGTTATTTTTCTATCATTAGCAAAATAATATTCTTTTTTAGCTGTTTGTAGCCACCATTTTGCTTCGGCTGGGTTCATAGTTTCTTTGTAACTAGAAAATAAAGATTTTGGTCTTTGATTTACGTGTTTATACCCAAATTTTGGTACTGTCATGATTCTAACATCTTTAAATGTTAATCTTAACAAGAATTCATAAATAAACGTTAATTTGATACTAGGTTTAAGTTTACCCATATCTTCATAGGTTGATTTTCTAACCACCATTCCATCAATGTTAAAGTTTTGATAAGCTAACAAAGCGTTGTTATCTAAAACACCTAATTCATCTGAAAAACTATTAGCCCAAACAGCTTCGTTTGTAAAACCAATAAAACGACCTTCAGAATCTACATCGATAACAATTGGTAAGAATAAATCTACATTAGGATGAGCTTCTCTGTATTCAACAGCGTTTTTAAACCAAATCTTAGCGTATTCATCATCATATTCTAAGATAGAAACCCATTCTGATTTAGCAGCAGCTACACCAAAGTTAATTTGTGAACAAAAATCTGTTTCACCGTCATTTTCGACAATAGTTATAATGTCTTTAATTTCACCAAAATCTAATTTTTTAACATATTTTGAAACATCGCTACCTTTAGGGGTAACAATGATAAGTTCATCAGGTCTAACAATTTGTAGTTCAACACTTTTAATTGCGTTAGATAATGAATTTTTAGTCACGTCGTCTAATTCGTGAATTGGTAAAATTACCGAGATATCTGTTTTTTTATTTTCCATTTTTATTAAGCGTTTGTAGTTTCTTTTAGAGCATCTTCAAATCTCTCTAAAGTTATTTTTAATTCTGAAGTTCTATTTTCAAAAATAGCACCATATACATCAGTAATTGCTTGTTTTTGGTTTTCTAAAGTATAAAGACCTTTAGATTCAGCCATACCTTCTAATAAATCACTTGGCACCGCGTCTTCTAACCATATTTTTAAGTAAGTTGCAATTAATTCAGGTATGTTTAAAGTTGTGTTAGTCCAAACACCATTATTTTTTACTGAAACATCACCGTTTTCATCTACACTTTCTAACCACTCTGGAACCATATTAGGTATTTTTCCAATTACTGGTGTGTTACATTCAATAGCTTCTAAAGGGAAGGTACCAAACCCAGCTTGGTCATCAATCCAAACAGCTAAACAACATTTTTCTAATTCTCTAGCGAATTTTTCTCTAGAAAAACCTCTTAATTCTTTAAAAGTCACCCATTTGTAAATAGGGAATTGTAAATAAAACGCTTTAGCTAATTTTGTTGCATCACCAGCATTTCTAGTTAACAAAGCAACAACTGGTGTTTTAGGTTTATCTGAAGGTTTAAAATATTCAGGGATTGACACAGGAACAACGTGTGTCATAATTGAAGGGAAAAGAGATTTGATGTAATCTGCTTGTTTTTTTGAAGTTGTGATAACATCGTTAAATCCAAAATCAAAATCCCATTTTTTACCAATAGGTAAAAGTTCTAATAAATAATCATAACTTTGTGATAGTACAATTTTTTTACATGGGAAGCTTTTTACTTGGTCCATGATATTCGCGAAGATTTCTGGGATTATAATAAAATCTGAAGGTGTAATCATTAATTCTTGACCTTCAATAGATGCATGTGGTAATTGTGCGTATTCTTCGCCTAACCAATCAGCAACACCTTGCCCGTTTTCGTCACCTCTAAGTTTATAATCATTTTTTTCGTGTAAGATACTTGCGTTGTAACCTAATTCGTTAAGAATTTTTACGTGCTCGTAAATGTTAGCAATACCTGCTGTTGGGTTACCTTTAGTATCCAACGTGAAAAAATACATTTTAAAATTTTTATTTTCTAAATTACCGATAATTTCTTTTAATTGAGAAATTTGGTTTTCAATTTGGTTTTTATTTTCTTCCATTTTTTTTTATTATTAATTATTATTGTACCTCTACTAGTATTTCGTAGTGTATTAGTGTGTTAAAAGCTATTTTATATGAAATACTCATTTTATCTAAGGCTCTTTCAGAACCTAATTCTTCATCCATTTCATCTGTTTCATTTAAAACGATATCAATCATTTCTCTTAGTAGTTCGTACATTGTTTGTTGAATGTACATCTCTCTTTCTTTTTTTGTTGTTACAACTTCAGATGTAATTGTTTTACCATTTTCATCTTTAATTTCTTTGGTTACCGATTCGGTAATGAAATTACCGTTTGGGTGGTCTATTTTAATAATTTCTGTGAACTTGTCCACGTCAAAATAATATACCGAACCACCAAAATCTAGCAGGTTATCATAGTTCTTCATAAGTAGTGATTTTTGTGTTTAAAATTTTATTTCTTAAATCTTCATCGTTAATAAATTCTAAGATTGAATTTAGTTCATAATCACCTTTTACATCATGATTATACGATGAATTAATTTTAACAGATATTTTACTGTTAGGTTTTTTTGAAAGCGAAATTGGGTTTGATGTGATTAAAACATCGGCGTCACCCCATTCATCTTCATTGTCCTTAACAAATCTAATTTTATCAATTAAACATGCTGTTTTAGATAAAAAGAAAAAGGTTGATGGGATGCTTTTATCGACTTCTCGACTTACTAATTCAATTTCATGTTCTTCATCATCTTTTATGTCTGATAAAAAACGATTAAAGTGAATCATCAACCCATCTGACATCAAATCAGCGTGACCAAAAATTTCTAGAGGTGCTTCTTTATAAAGAAACGTATTGAGTCTGTTGATGTCACCAAACTCAAAATGGTCTAATAAATTAAAACTGGTTACATCTTCAATTTCTACTTCTGAATATTTTTTACCTTCTTTTTCTAATTCTGGTACAATGTATTTTTCATAAGTATAAATGAATTGGCCAATATAATCTCGTAAAACCTCATTTATGCTAATAGCTATTTTCATAAACGAAATTTACTGACTAAATAGCTATAAGTAAAGTAAAAATAACTCTTTATTTAAAAAAATTAATAATTTTTCTAATAAACGGCGAGCCACCCTCATTAATCACTCTAGGTTGTGTTTTTATTACCTTATCATGTTCAGGTACAAATTGTTGTTTCTTTTTATAGTTCGGATGTTCAAAAAGTCTTACGAAATACTTTGTAAGTCTGTGTCTAACAATTTCATCTTCAACAAATTCTACTATTGAAACACCTTCTTCTGGTAAATCTTTAATCATTTTAATTAATTCACTTAAAGAGCTATCTTCTTTCTTTTTAAGGTCTATTTGATTAGTATCACCTAATAAAACAATTCTAGTGTCTTCAGAAAAACGAGTAAGGAAAGTTTTAGCATTACCATCGTTTACGTTTTGAAATTCATCAAATAATAGAATGGTGTTGGCTAATGACCTACCTCTCAAAGAACCAAAAACTTCCATTTTAATATAACCAGCATCTAACATTTTATTTGTCAACTCTTCACCAATCAATTTGTAAAACGCGTCAAAAAATGACATCATGATAAATTTTAATTTATCACGCTCATCACCTGGCAACGTACCTAAATCTTCGTCTTTCAATTGAACTATTGATTTAACTAATTTGATATCATGATATTTGTCAGGATTTGTTTTAAGTAACAATAATGCTTCAGCCACGCTAAGAAGTGTTTTACCTGTCCCAGCTGGTCCTATACATACTGTTACATCGCCATTTTTTATTGATTGAGTTAACTTCTTTTGTGTTTCATTTTTGTGTTTTAAATCAACTTTTATTTGAGATAATAAATCTTGTTTAAGATTAATAGTTGGTTCTTTTGGTGAAACTGATTTTTTAGCTCTAGTGGTTTTTGTAGTACCACTTTTTGGAGCCGCTGTAACTTTTCTAGGCATACGTTTTTTATTAATAAATATCTTATTGTTTTATATTGGGATAGTTTTTCTCAAACCATTCCACAGTTTCTTTTATACCAATATCAAAAGGTGTGAATTTAAAATCTGGTAAATAACTCATTAACTTTGAGTTATCACTAGGTTTTCTAAATTGCCCATCTGGTTTTGTTTTATCAAAAATTACATTACCTTTAAAGTTCATAGCGTCTACAATAACCTTAACAACATCTTTAATTGATATTTCTTCTGAAGTTGATAAAATAATTGGTTCTGATTCATCGTAATTATCTAAAACCCACAGCGCTAATTCAGCAACATCTTTAGAATATATAAATTCTCTAAGTGGTTCACCAGAACCCCAAATAACCAAATCTGTATTATTTTCTCTAGCCATATAACATTTGTGTATTAATGAAGGGATAACATGACCGTTTTCTATATTAAAGTTGTCGTTAGGACCATAAATATTCGTTGGGATTACCGAAGTATAGCTTAAACCATATTGCTCTTTATACGCTCTTATTTGAACTTCTGCCATACGTTTGGCGTAAGCATAAGCATCATTAGAAAAATGTGGAGCACCTAAATGTATTTTTTTTTCAGTTAAAGGATATTCTACATTATCTGGGAACACACATGTTGATAAGAAAGCAACTAATTTTTTTACACCATGTTTTCTGGCCGATTCAATTACATTGGTGTTTATCATAATATTGTCGTAAAAAAATTCACCTTTGTATCTCATATTCCCACCAACACCACCAACTTTTGCGGCACAATGTATAATTCTATCTACAAGATGTTCTTTATTTGTATAAAATTCAATGATAGAATCAACTGTTTTTTTATCTCTTAAATCACCAACTTTTGATGTTATAGCGATTAAATCACCCTTAAATTGTGAACCAACTAAACCGTTTGCACCAGTAACTAATAATTTTCCCATAATTAACTTAATTTGTTTAACCAATATTCTATCATTTCGTCTAACATACTTTCAAAAGTGTAGTTAGTTTTCCACCCTAATTTTTCTTTAGCTTTTGTAGCATCACCATGAAGAAAATGTAATTCTTCAGCGCGTTCAAATTTAGCGTCTGATTTAACATAATTGTCAACGTTTAATTCTAATTTATCAAACACATAATTGACCAAGTCTCTAACACTTTTTGAAACGCCAGTAGCTAAAACATAATCGTCTGGTGCTTCTTGTTGTAACATCAACCACATACCTTCTACGTAGTCTTTAGCGTGACCCCAATCTCTCATAGCACCAAGATTACCTAGTACGAGCTCTTTAGAGAACCCTAGTTTAATTTTTACAGCTTCAAGCACTACTTTGTTAGTTACAAAGTTTATACCCCTTCTAGGGCTTTCATGATTGAATAAAATACCAGAACAAATAAACATGTTATAAGCGTTTCTATAATTGTGACAAAGAGTGTGAGCATATAATTTACTACACCCATAAGGGCTAACTGGTGTTAACCTAGTTGTTTCTCTCTGATAACCATCATCGTCGATTGAGTTACCAAACATTTCAGATGTTGCCGCATGGTATATTTTAGAGTTTGGTGAAAATTTTCTAACAGCTTCTAACACAGCTAACGTACCGCCACCATTTACATCCAACGTGTATTTTGGTAATTCAAAACTGATTTGTACGTGGCTTTGAGCGGCTAAGTGATATATTTCGTCTGGTTTAAGTTCATTGATAATCGATTCAACACTTATTGGGTCAGTAAGGTCCATGTAGTGAAGTGTTATTTGGTTTGAATCTCTTAATCCTTGGATTCTGGTTGTTTGAGATTCTGGTACTGAATTTCTTCTAATAGTACCATGAACTACATAACCTTTTTCAATAAGTAATTCTGATAGGTATGAAGCATCTTGACCATTTGCCCCTAAAATTAAAGCTAATTTATTTTTCATATTTTTATTTAAAAATAAGTAAAAAAATAAAAATTGTAAAGGTTATTTATAATTTTCTATGTAGTCACTACAAATACCAATACATTCTGTAACATCATCGTTATGTATTTCTGGCATAACGGCAATACTTTTTTTGATGGGTTGTTTTGATGGGTAAGCCCATATATGATTAAGAGATGTTAATGTGATAGTATCATTCTCATGCCAAAAATAATTAAACGGGTATTGATTGTCTTTGAAGAATAAAACAGCTTCTATGTTTTTACAATGAACCCATAATTTGGTCAACCTGTCTCTAAACCATCTGAAATCAACACCATATTGTGGTTTATCGTGACCCAAATATAATTGCCCATCAACATACCAAACATCTACTTCAACATCAAACCCTTTTTTTATTGCTGTGTCAATATACATCGGTTCATTTTCAAAAGATTCCATAGGGCCATTTGTATTTCCTCTATGAGCGATTAAAATCATATTAAATTTTTCTCTTTAAATCTTTCTAAAATTATAGACATAGATGTTTGACTTAAATGCATATGTGAACCATTCCAATCATCTAAATAATAAGTGTTTGTTTCATAATTTTCATTAATCATATCATAAAAAATTGTAACAAAGTGTACATCATTTTTAATACAAAGTTCTTCAACATATCTATTGAATTCTTTGGTGATTTTATTTCTTTCAACACAGGTTCCAAAACTAGGTCCAGAATATCTTTTACTTTCATGCCATGATGCGATTGGTCCCCATACAATACAATTAATATTTTTGTTTTTATATGATAAGATAACGTCAAAATATCTATCAACACATTCTTTAACTATATCTTCCAAAGTTCTACTTTGTAAACTCATTTGTTTCATTAAATGAGCGCGTATATCCACTTCACCAAAACAAAATAATATACTATCATTTTCTTTAACGTGTTTATTAATAATGTCATCAATTAGGTGTTTTTTATTTTCTAATTGATATGCAGTAGCTGGTCCTAACCTATAGCTATTAAAATAAGGTAATTTGTTAGAAGCTATTTGTGGCCATTCTGGTTGCATAGTTTCTTCACCACTAAAGACAGCAGAATGGCTGTCACCAATACAATGTATCATACTTAAATTATATATTTATCATCTTTTGAAGACGGAATCTTAACTACAACTGTAGTTACATCAGTTAGACAGTTAAAATCAGTGACTTCATTAGGGTTTATTGTTATTATGTCGTTTTTTGTGTATTCGATATCGTTCATTAATACAGTTCCTTCAACGATTACTGTAAATTCTGTAGAAATCTTATGATAATGTGATGGTTCATAGTCACCTAATTTATAATGTTTGACAGCAATTTCAAAATCATCAGTGTTAAATAATGTAGGTTCAAAATTACCAATAAACCAACCTTTTGTAAAATTAGTTAAATTTTGTTTCACTTTATTAAATTTTCTCTAATATAATTTTTTATAGGGCAATTTCTAGAGTAATTAACTCTTTTAATTGAAAAATACCCTTTGTTCTTTTTATCTAAAACTTGTTCTATAGTTATAAGATAATTTTTTGGTTGTGGGTTAGATGGGTCGTATGTTCCAAAATGTGGTGCAAACTCCCAAGGTTGTTGACTTAATAGAATCATATATGGAACATATACATTCATTAAATCTCTATTAGGGTAAATTTTTAGCGCTATATTTATTTTTTCTTTACATAACAACATAACCTCCTTAGTAAATGTAACACACTCCCAATTACTAATCATTGGTAATTCAATACCTAGTTCTTTATATAAACCACCATCATCCCATGTTCCACCGTTTAAATATGGTTGTTTAATAGGGAAACCAACAATTGTTTTATCCATATCTTTACCAGTATAATCATCATCAAAATTTTCTGTTGTATTAAATTGAGCGTAATTAATTCCTTTTTCAAATTTAATATCATCGATAAAATATTGGTTTGCCGATACTAAACAAAAATGTTCATATTCATTTATTTCGTCAACAGTTAATGAATTAAATAATTCAATTAAAGCACCAAAAATAAAATTTGAGTGGTTTAATACTCCAGGTACATGTCTTGTTCTAATTTTTGGGTGGTCTAGTGTTGGGTGATTTACAAAAAATTCACAGTTATCGTGAAAATGTGAAATATTATTAATCATGTCGTCAATATCTTCATTCGACTGAACAAATGAATGGGCAAATATAATAAAACCTGTTTTACTTTTCATTTAACGTAGTTATTAACTCATTTATTCTATTATAAACCTTTTCTTGGATTAGTTTATCCAAACCATTATTAAATTTATTTTTCAAATCTATAAATTTAGGTTCAGATAAAACATAATGTCCGCTAATGTTTATAACTTCTTCTTTATTATTTTCTGGGATAAAAGATTCGTCCACCCACTTAACCCAACGTTTTGAATCATAACAAATTTGATAAAACTCATCAAATAATTCTGGGTGGTTAGATTTTATTTCTTCAAGTATAATTTTAGTTTCAATTTGGCCAAATTCTGGCGCTATATTGATACAATCTAAACCATTATCAAATTTAGACTTAACTAATTCATTGGTTAAATAATCACCATTGTGTTCTTTTGAAATTAACCCAAATTCATCAACAACGTTGACCATATCAATTAACCTATCTTGGTTGAAACTACCTATGTTTGTGTTACCTTTTAAAGCTGTTCCAGATTGAATTACAGCGTAAGTAATTTTAGAATAAATTTCTTCTGGTAATTCTGCTTTTAAATCTGTTAATAGTTGTTTTAATTCAGTAGCATCAGTTGGTCTTATGGCTTCTTCAGTCCCCACTTCGAATTGTAAATTGCTATTAATTCCGTGACCTAACTTAATAAAACTAATAGTTGCTTTTAACCCATCTTCATAACTTTTGTGTTTTTTCCAAACATCAACATGAATTACATCAAAATAATTACAATCCTCTATAAACGAAATCAACCCATCATCTTCATCATATCCTTGAAGAGGTCCTGAATGGTCTCTAACCAATAAGATATTTTTAGATTTTGATTTAACATAAGTGCAAAATTCTTCGGTTGTCCAATTATTAACATAACCGCCATTATATTCTACTTGTCGTCTAGATGGAATTAACCCAATGTGTGTGTTGTTATCATTAGAGTAGTTAATTATCGCATCTACGATATTTTTACTCATTGGTCCTATAAATATTTTTGGTTTCATGTTTTAAATATATTATTTTTTTAAAGATTTGTAAAGATTAAGTCGCCCAAAATAGTATAAAAATTCACCCATTCTATAATCGTGTAGTGGTGACATATTTAACCAAATAATAGCAGTCAAAACTTTAACTTTGTTCAAATCTAAATTATTTTTTGTAATCCATTCGTGATAATTCTCTCTACAATTTGTTAATATGTCACTTCGTAAAATATCACATTTAACTGAGTTTTTACTTTTTTCGACACTAAATAAATTTTGGTGAACAATATCGTGATTGAATAGTAGATTGTGGTTTAATTTAGCTAAATCATAATATATATCACCATCTTTTAAGTCACCACCAAAATCTTGTCTCCAATCTAACAGAACAAAATCATCTTCACCTTTGTAAATGATATTATCTAATATGAAATCACCATGGAACTGATAGGCTAAATTTGAACATAACCAATCTTGGTCTATTGATTTAATCATTTCTAAAGCTGATGGCACCATTACACCATTTATCAATATTGGTTCATCTGATATTTTATGGTCGTTAAATAATTTTTCTAATCTTTCATAAGTTTTATCAAAATAAAATTTTTTACAGATGTTAGAAAATTCTTCTATTTTGCCATGTTCAACCCAAAGATTATCTTTACTCCATTGTAAAAAATTATCAAAAATAGTTTCGTCAACGACTGTTGCTAATAAATCACCTACTGCGTATTCATATTTATAAAAATTTTCAGTGTATGATATCATTTTAGGTGTTAACCCAGACAGTTGTTGACATCTATCAACTCTATTTTGACAAATTTTTTTATTATAAAAGAATTTGATTACAAAATCTTCAAACAAAAAAATAGATTCATCAACTTTATCTAGTAATTCAAATTTATCGTGTATGACTTCCCTAGCATGTTTTAAATCAGAAACATTACCGATGTCTAACCAATTAAAATATTCTATCACTTCCCATTTATTAACACTCATTTTGTTTATTGCGTGACAATCACTCAAGGATGTATTTAAGATATCATTATCATATTCTTCTTGTAACACACTCCAGAATTTTTTATAACTATTGATTCCAGCCAATCCAATATAAGCAAAGTTTGAATTCATATCACCCTTGTCATAAATCATGTTAGCTTGGTTGAATGAAATAGTTCTGTATTGTGATGTGTTTTCTTTCAAAGAGGAACCTAACCAATCATGTGTTGGTTCGCTAATTTTTTCAGTAATTATTGTATCAGCAGCATGAAAAATAAAAGGACATTGTAATTCATCTTTAGCTTTCAACATAGAATAACCAAGACTAGAACCATCACCTTCAAATTTATCTATTTCAATAAATTTGAATTTCCTATCTGGATACACTAAAGTTAAAAAGTCTTTAACTTGTGTTCCAAAATAACCAATTGTGATGACCATTTCAACATCCTTTGGATAAGCTTCTACAATGTATGATATCGCTGGTTTCTTACCAACTCTAACCAAACATTTGTTAGTAAATTTTGTTAAATCACCCAACCTAGAACCAATACCGCTAGTCGTTATTAAAACTTTATACTCTGCCATATTTGTCTTCCAATCTAATAACATCGTCTAAGAAATTAGTTGAACTCTCCAAATAAAGGCTGTCAACAATCGCTTCCATTTTATGCACAACGAATGGTTCTATTGTATGGTAATCACCTGGTTTTAGAATCATTTCGGTTAAGTTGTCTTTATCAGGCCCAACCAAAAATTTTAATTCACCAGATAAAACATAAAATGATTCATGTTTATGTTCATGATATTGTAGACTGCAACTATTCCCAGCTGTCATATACAATTCTTTCACAACATAATTTTCATTTACTTCAATCCATTTTTCCCAACCCCATGGTTTATCAACTTTTGTTACTTCTTTTTTCATATTATAATTCTTTAAGATTTTCGATACCTTCATTTCTATCTAAATTTATAGCAATTGCGGTATCGTGAGTTTTATTTTTCTTTCTGTCGTTAACCACGACTCTAATTCCACCACCTAACCCCATGATTAATTGGTCGTAAAAAATACCTAATTCAGATAACTGTTGTTCAGTTACTTTTCTAGCACTTTCTCTTCTACCTGTGGTTAAAATTATGTTATAACCTTTTCTATCCCATTCAGTTAAGGTTTCTAAGGTACCGTTTAATAATTTAGGTTTTGCAGTTAGTTGTTCTGTTATCTCTTCGGTATGTTCAATTAGAGTACCGTCGATGTCTAAAAAAATTGTTTTTGGTCTATTCATATTATTTTAATTAATAAAGTTTTCTAAATAGTTTTTAAGGTCTTCAGGTGTACCCAAGCCCCACATTTTATTTATGTTATAAGTTTTAAGTTTTAAACCATCTAAAATGGCTTCGTTATATACTGGAGCAACATAAAATTCATTATTTACTCTGATATTTTTGTTAATCATCTGTTCTGCATATTTAACATATTCTGAACCTTTATTCCAATAATAAATCCCAACTGTAGCGATATCGCTAATAGGTTTTTTTTCTGCAATTTCAGTTATATATCCATTGTCATCTAATTTAGCAAAAGACCATTTAGGGTGTGTAGCTTTAAATGTTAACACCCCACCATCTAAATTATCATTGGTCATTGAATAATAAAAGCTATTACTATCCCATTCAACGAATTGGTCTGAATTGGCGATGATTAAATGTTTATCATTGTTTATATATTCTTTAGCTAACAAAGTTGTACAAGCAGCCCCTTCTGTAACACCTTCTACTTGAACAATTTCACAATTAGGTGTTATTAAGTTTAATAAAAACTTCAAATTATATTTCTCGTAATGTTCTTTTTGGACAATATAGATAAACTTAGCTTTGATGTTTAAATTTTCAACAACAACTTGAATCATAGGTTTATGGTTAACCTCTATTAATGGTTTAGGGAATGTGTATCCAGCTGAACTAAATCTAGAACCAGCTCCAGCCATAGGAATTAGAATGTTAAAATCGTCAGTTTCCCATTTTTTAGTTGATGATGATACATCGTTTATGTTTATGATTTGTTTGTTTAATTTTTCATAGGTAACATCTTTTGGTGTTTCTACTGGGCATAAATGACCACCAGAATCAATGGCTGCTTGTCTACCGTGAAAACTATCTTCAACTATCAAAGTTTCACTAGGTTTTACACCAGCATGAACCATGCATTTTAGATAAATTTCTGGGTGTGGTTTTGTTTTACTAACATCTTCGTTTCCTAAATAATAATCAACATATTCAATCAAACCTGTTTTATATAACATAAGTTTTATTGTTTCTCTGATTGAGTTAGAGGCTACATAAATCTTATAACCATCTTCTTTAAGTTTTTTTAACACATTTTTTAAACGTGTATCTTCTGTTAATTGTTCTTTGATTACACCAGAAGTTAGTAATTGTTTTAATTCCCAGATTTTATCGTGACTAGATGACGGTAAATCTTTATCTATACTTAATAAATTTAACTTTGTTTTAGTAGTTAAACCATCGTATTTTGTTAAGTGTTCTTCCCTAGTAATAACAAATTTTTCATCAATTTGTTTTAGGGCTTTATTTAATGATTCATAATGAATTTCTTTAGCGTCTACTAATACTCCATCTAAATCGAAAATTATTAATTTAACCATAATTTATTGTCTTCTTAAGATATGTTTATAAATGTAATTTGTGAAGCCTGTATCGTAACTAAAATGTGTTTGATTCCAGAACCAATCACCGACCAATTCAGCTGTTGAAGATATACCGCTAGAATAATAAGCAATCGCCCCAATTAACCTCTCACTGTCATATGTATCATTTTTATTTTCTGCAATAATTTTATGAATTCCAAATTCAACCAATTTATTTTTACCTTCTTGTGTGATATAAAAATTATTAGTCATAACACCATAACTTTCATTTGTTGGGAATGGTTTGTTGAATGTTTTTTCAAAAAATACTTTACCACAACCATAACACGGGTCTTCACTTAAAGGATATGAACAAAGAGCTACTAATTTTTCACCATTACTTGGTTTTCTAAGCATATCTTCCCATTCGTTTTTTAATATTTCAATAGAATCTTGAAACATAAAATATTCTGACTCTGTTGGGTATTTAGTTATGGCGTGGTTAAACGCCCCTATTTCATATTTAAGTTCGCTATTGGAAAATAAACATTCATATTTTTTGGCAATATCTTCTGATATATCTGAATCAGAAGTTTCAACTACTAAAATTTTATGTTTTTCCTTCGAAAACGACCTGAGGGAAACCAAACATTTTTCTAAAATTGTTGGGCTTTTATGTGTACAAACAATTATCATATATTTAAAATTTTATTAAATATACTTAAAATATAATCAACAGTGAATAGTTCATCATTATTAACATATTTTTCTTTTATATAATCTAAATATAAATTGTCATCATTATCTATTCTAATGATTTCTTCAATGACTTTTTCATCACTACCGTAATCATCCCAATTGATAAAACTTTTAGTGTTAAAATCTTTTATTATTTCTGGATTACCCCAATAGATAGGGATACTATCAGCCATAATTGGTTCAAAAATTTTTTCAGTTGTGTATCCATGGTATCCATTGAAATATTGTCTATTCTCAAAAGCCATAGTAAACTTGTAACTTTTTAAAAATAAAGTTTTATTTATCGACCCTTCTATAGTACCAGCTTCTCCATTAACCGAAGGGTGATTATTCAAATAAGTACCAGCTGAATCAACTTTTTTATATTTTGATAATTCTAAAAAAAACCTAGTTCTAATACATTCAGGATACCCAGCACCCTGCGAGATAAACGAACAAAAATTAGTTTTATTTTTTAATATTTCATTTGGGTCTTTCATATTTTTAACCAAATGTGAATAATCATTAATGAACCCATGTTTTAAATAATCATAATTGTAAAGTAGGTATAAAGGTACTCTAAAAAACCTAAAATCATCATTATAAAATGAAGTCATAGCATAATCACATAAACCAATATCAAAAAATGGTTCACCACTATAATAAACCATTTTAGCATTTTGATAACGTTCGTTTGGTAGTAAGGTAATCACTATATCTGGGTTGTTATCAGTTACTATAACATTATATTTGTGGGATAAAACCCATGTAAATAAATTGTTGTATTTATCAAATTTACCCCAAAAATATGTGAACCATATTTTCACATCTGTTTTATCCATTATACTTGTTTTAAAAATAAAAAATCACCTTCGTAATTGTCATGGTATTCTGATTCTATTAATTCTAAATTAAATTTTGAAAGATAGCTAATCACTTCATCTCTGTGTGCACCACCGTGATAATAAGGAACCACAGCTGATTCAACATAAATACCTTTTAGTGTGTTTAATAAATCACCCATACCCATCAACACATTTAATTCTGACCCTTGAACATCCATCCAGATAAAATCAACCTTGTCAACACTGTTTTCTTTAGCCCATGACTCAATAGTTTTTACGTTTACTTTGATTTCCTCAGATACTGGCCCTGTTTTTAATAAAATTGATGGTTCTAATAAAGAAGATGCACCTATATTTTCATTTGTCACAAAAAATGTAGATTCACCGTTAAAGTTAGACATTGCTAATTCATGTACTTTAATATTATCAACGTTTTCAGTACATCTTAAAACATTTATTAATGATTCTGGATTAGGTTCAAATGCATGTATAAAAACATTTGGTATTCTATCTGTAAACATTACGCTTTCAATACCAGTAAAAGAACCAACATCTAACATTGTTTTTATTTCATCTAAACTAAATCTAGTTTTTATTTTTTCGACTACGTTTTGTACTTTAGGTTCAATAATTGCAATCATTTGGTCTGGATAACCATCTGGGAAAAATCTATCTTTTACTTTGGTAAATTTTGTGGTATAAGTATAATTCATGATTTTGTATTTATTTTTTATGTATTAAATCTACCTCATATAAAGAACAATCTAAATTTTCTTGTATAGAGACTTTAGGTGTTATAAGATAACAAGGTTCGTTTTTTTGTTTTATTATTTCACTATACGCACCGTCGGCAGTATAATAACAATCTTTATTAAAATCGTATAATTTTTTTGCAAAATCTTTAGTCAAACCAATAGAATGACTGCAATGAACATAAGTAAAGTTATCGTTTCTTAATTGATATATATTTTCAGAAATATTACCATTTGTTATTGGTGCAGTCCAACCCAAATAAACCAAACCCCAATCACTAGGTAATTGATTCATGTAATGTTCTAAATTTTTAATTTCTGGTAAAAAAACACAATCATTTTCTAAAACTAAAACACGTTCCCATGGTCCGTTACTTATTTTTTCATACAAATTAATATGTGACATGGCACAACCCATTTGGCCTAACGTTAACCCTTGTGGTTTTGTAACTAAAAAACCATTGCTATTTCTTTCTACCGAAGTAAAACCATATGTGGCACCATTAACACCATAGTATAATTCATAATCTAACCCTTCTAATCTATCAATTAATCGTTGTGTTCTATTTTTACCCGTTGGTTGAAGGTTGTCTACCTGAATGAATTTTTCTTCTTCAAATTCGTGGTCTATTGTAATTACAAATATCTTATCAAATATTTTATTAAGTATTTTTAAATCCATATTTTTGTTTCTTTTAAAACAGTTATTTTATCGTCATCTGGTTCGTTAAAAACCTTATCTTTTACACCTTTAATAATAAAAACACTAGAATTAATATTCATATTAAATTCATATTTCTTCCTAACTTGTTTAGACCATAGGACATCTTCTCCCTCACCCCAAGCTAAATTTTCATCCAAAGGAAATTCCAACATAACATCTTTTTTAGCAATCCAATACGAACCAGATATGTACATGTATTTTGACAGGTGGATAATATCGTAAGGTATCAGACAATCTCGTCCAATAAAAGCATCCATTTTATTATTGTTATGCGGCCATATACACCAATCTCTAAACCTTTCACCATTATTATTAATGATTTTATCCATCCTTATTTTAAAATCATCACCAGACTTTAATTGTCCATTATACCAATCTTCATTTAATTTAATGTAATCATGTAAATAAACGATGTTATCAAAATTTGCTTCGTTAGTGATGATATTTTTTTTCTTGGTAATCCATGCTCTTTTGATATTTTCATCAAAAGAGATAATTTTGGTGTTATTTCTATTTACAGAGCTATTACCAACTATTATTATTTCATATGATGGTATATTTTCTTTTTCAATAGAATCTATGATTTCATTAATCATAACGTCATTATTACCACCAGTTATTATTCCAAAAGTGAAATTCATTATTTAAAAACATTTGTATTTTCGTATATCCAATCTTCGGCAATCAAGAATTTTTTGGCTAATTCAAAATTTTCTTTAACTGCTGGGAGCATGGATTTATATTTTTCCAAGGATAACGAATTTAATTGGAAAAGTAAATCATTAACATCGTTAAAAACTATCATTCCGTCTAAATTAAAGAAATCACCTATAGAAGGACACCCCCAATAGATTGGTACTGTTCCAGTCATAAATGAATCAATTAGTTTTTCAGTAAAATAATAGTCAAATTTTGAGTTTTCAATAACAATTGAAAAAGCATAATCGCTAAATGCTTCTAACTTGTATTCTATTGATGAGTAACCTCTACCATAAACGTCTAAATTTATACCGTTATTCTTAGCTACTGATATCGATTCGTGTCTTAACCTGTGACCAAAAGTGGATTGTTTGTTTGAAGCAACTATAGAAACTAATTTATTTTTTTCATAAATTTTTTGGTCTTCTGGTTTTATCCAACAACCACTATGTGGATAAAATTTAAAAACTTTAGACGTATCTAATAATTCTTTATCATAGGTGAATATTGTATCAAATGTTGAATAGTTTGACTTAACCCATTCATAGATTGAACTGTTTATCGCTCTTGGCTCCATCATGAAACCATACCGTTTACCGTTTGTCATTAAGCGCATTGAATTGTCGGTTAAAAAAACTATATCTTCTTCTGTTAAAAATCTAGTGTCTCTATCCCAATCAATGTGTTTTGATTCTTGAAAATCGGTTGAGAATTTGGCGTGCGCAAAATTAGTGTCAATTATTTTAACTTTCATTTTTGAATTCATATTTTATTTCTTTGTGAGGTCCATTCACACCAGAAAAATCCATTGCATTTAAATTTATTGTTTCTCCTGATATAAATTTGTCGTTTAATTCTTTTTCATGGATACCAAATTTTAAACCATGTCTATTGTTGAAAGTATTGTTAACTAAATTTACAGGTATACTAACCAATTTAGACTCTATAAAACATTTAATCATTTTAGGTATTGAGTATGAATTCACAAATCTTTGTAAATTTGATTCTAGTGTGTTTGGATTATGAAAATCAATCTCTATTAGCAATTCTTTTATTGTGTGTGTGTTAAAAATATGACCATCAGTTGATAGCGGGTATTTAAAATCACCTATTTGTTGTTTTGTATAATCAAAAACAATATATTCTCCTTTTATTTCATGCTCACCTAAAACATATTCTAAATTGGCTGGGTGTGAGTAGACGCAATTTAATCCTAATCTCAACGAAAATATAAAATTTTCTTCAACAACTGGTTTTATAATGTCTATCTTTCTGGCCATTATTTTTTTAAAAATAACAGCATCGTCAACCATGAATGTTGTTACCTCTATATTGTCATCAATCAACCTAATTGTTTCATTTCTAAAATTTTTTTCATTGACAAACTCAATACTTGGGTATTTTTCAAACAATTTTTTATAACCATAAAAATATTCTTCGTTATCATATTTGTATAATACAGATATTTTATCAAACAATAATGGTGAATTTTCCTTGATAGAGTCTAATAATAGATTTAATTGACAAGCTCTATTTTTTGAAAAAATAATTAATTGGTTTTTATAGTTTTCCATTAGTCTTTAAAATAGTTTGAATAATCAACATTACGATTTTGTATGTCACTAAAACCAGCAGTTTGTTTAGCTATATTTGGGTAAAAACAATACGCATTAAACGTTTCTTGTAAATCAGCATAATACGCGTCTACTTGTTTTTGCATTTTAGGTAAAATACCTTCAATTACTTCAAACACAGAACCGTTAATAGCAACACAATGTAACGCTACGGTATAGTTTAGTTTTATTACTCTATCGTTTATAAAAACTGGTGGGTTACCATAAACATGATTACCACCAAAATATAAAAACTCCCAATCTTTTGGGACTGAAGACATGTAATCATCAAGTTTAAGTATTTCATCTGAAAAAAACACATCATCTTCCATTATAAGGACATTGTTTAACCCTTCTTCCTTACATTTTTTAATTATAGTTAAATGTGATTGTAAAATACCTATTTCACCAGCCAATAATTTTACATTATTTTGGGTTATTAAATTCCCATCAATTGCTGAAAATTTTTCTATATTTTTAATCCCAAATTTACACATTTCTGTTTTAAAAGATTCATACCTATCTGGTCTTCTATCTAAATTAATAACATAAATTTTATCAAAATATTTACTTAAATTAACCATTATTTTTTATCTTTATTTTTATATTTTTTTTCTAATTCTTCAACCATGTGTTTTTCTAAAATATCTTTACCATTTATAATAACATCAGCTTTAAATTTAATGACATAGAAACCATTAAATTCGATAATTTTATCGAATTTAATATTTTCATATCGATATAATAAAAAATCTTCAGAACCAATTGTTTTAAATGTTAAAAATTCAACAACATCAAAATCTAAAAAAGAACTATGTTTCCCACCTATAACTTTTTTTATAGATGATAATAAAAGAGTAGTTGTTTTATTATATTCATCAGGATAACTACTAACATAAAATTCCAACATTTTTTCTTTTTTATTTATCTTTCTAACGTTTAATTTTTTAGTATAGTTTTCGATTAAAAAATTAGTTAAATCAGTTCTTTCAATTTTTATAGGTCTATCACCCTTTTCAGTTGCCATTAGTTCTGTTGAACCTATGGTTGCGTGTGAAAGACTAACTAAATTACCATCATCATCATAATTTTCTAACACACTGTCTAATATAGATAATTCTTCGTTACCCATAATATCTGTTGTACTTAGTGCAATTTCACTATTGTCTAAAACCATTTCTAATTTATAATCATCATGATGGTCAACTTTAATTTTTTTAAGACCTAATTTTGGGTTCTTTTTAGTTGTTTTAACAATTGGTATATTATCTTCATCATAACCAACAATCGTTGATTTTACACCTTCGGTTGCTTTAAGGATTTTATACGTTCTCCATTTAAGGTTTAACACCTCTTGAGTGATTTCACCATTTATTAATGAATCAGCGACTTGACCTTGGGTTAATCTTTGATGTTTGTTAACATCGGTTTCTAAACTTTCACCTTTTTGACCTAACGCATTTTTTTCAACGTTTGAAACAGAGAACATTATCCTAGCAATTTGATTGTTTAACCATTTTTTAATTTTCATATTATAAAATTTCAACATATTCTTTAATTATTTGTTTTATTACATTATCACTTTTAAATTTTTCAATATCTTCTGGAACAACGTGTAATTTTTTATCTAATATATTACCCATATTATCAACATTATAAATCCAACCATTTTTACCACACATCCACCCTTCTATTGTTGTTCTACCCAAAAGAATACCAGCGGTTTCATCACATTGGTGTATATGTTTTTCAACATTATTCGTTGGACCAAAATATTTAACATGTTCTTGATTACTTAACATTTCATCTAAATATGTATCATTTTTCTTACCAACAATCCAAAGTTCTTGGTTATTTTCTTTTGTCACATTGATTAAATCTTGAATGGTATTTTTCCTTAAATAATCTATAGTACCAACAAATAAAATTCTTTTTTTATCGCGTTTTTCATTAGTTTTAATAACTTTAAATCGGTTGTTATCTATTGGGTTATAAATCACACTTACTAAATTTTCATCAATACCAAAATTATTAACAATGTGCGATTTTATTTCTGGTCTAATAGCAATGTATTTTTTTATATTTGGTGAAACAACAGGTTCCTCTAAGGAAATAACTTCAGAATGTATAGAACATATAACAGGCGTTTCTGGATACACTTTTAATAAATGTTCTGTGATTGGTTTATGGTTTAAATGAAGAATATCAAAATTTACATCTTGAACTTTATATAAAGTATTTGGTGTTGATGGTATTTCACCATTATGAGTTTTTAACAACCATTTACCATCACCTAATTTATAACCTGGTGGTTCTTGAATGTTATATAATTTAACACCTAGTTTATGAGCAGCTGACAACAAAGGTTCACCTATACTTGAACATATGGAAACCTCACAATTTTGTTTAATCAATTGTTTTGCTAATTCAAAAACATATAATTCAGACCCAGTGTAATTTGAAAAATTTAAACATCCTATTAAAACTTTCAACTTTTGGTTTTTCCTTAATGTTCTTTTCACATTAGCTGGTAAAACTTCTTTAAAAGTATTAGAAAAATCAACTCTGTTTTTCTCCCAAGCTTCGTTAGTCATCCCAATAGATTGGTGATTAACCCTAACAACTGTAGTAACACCAACTTTAACCCCTTCTAAGAAATTTTCAAAAGAAAAAGTTACATCGTAAAAGTGAAACCCCTCAACAGTTTCATTGAAAGACTTTTTAATTCTTTTTTTGTGAGCAGCAAACCAAACACCATCAACAACAACAACTTCTTCTAATTCTTGTCCTAAATCATCACTATAAGTTGATAACCAAGTTTTACCCTCGTGCGTGTGCGCGACTCTACCGTACATTTTATTTCTGTTTTCCCACCATTGACCAGAAACTGGCATGTTTTTACTACCAGCAACACCAATAATACCATATTCTGGGTTTTTTTCAAATAATTTAACCAACTTGTTACCCCATTGTTTGGTTTCGACAGTTAAATCATCATGACAAAACACCACGATGTCGTATTTCGCTTGTTTTAAGCCACGATTATACGCGTGAGTTAATGATTCACCATTATTAATGATTTCTATCACCTCGACGTGTTTATGTAAGCCAGAAGACTTAATTAAGTGTTCTTTATGTTCTGGGTTTGTTTCTCTTGTACAATATACTATACTTACCATGTATTATTTATTAAAACGATTATAAGCGTTGTCGCTTATTTTTATTGTATCAGCTTTCCCAATAAATTGAGCTAGGGTTTTAGTGTTAGAATAACTCATCGCTGAACGAAGATAATCTTCAAAATTATTAACCCATTGTTTTAAGTTATATTCAACCTTTCTAAATCTAACAACACCTTCAGACGTTGTTAATTCTTTTTTACCCCATTTTTTTTGAACTTCTTTGGTACTCATACCTCTGAATTTCTTATATACGGTAATTTTATTTTTATAACATAAATTAGCAATTCTTTGTGGTATCCATATTTTTTTGAACAAATAGTTTTCACCACAAGAATCGATAGCTTTGTTAAAAAGACTACCAACCATAACAAAGTTAGCACCTAACGCCAATGCTTTTATAACATCTGAATAATTTTGCATACCACCATCCGCTACAATATACGCTGCATCATCATATGTTTTAGCTATATCATAACATTCTTTAATCAAAGACGCCATAGGGTAACCAACACCAGTATGTACTGTTGTGCTACAACCACCACCATTTCCGATACCAATCCTAACAAAATCAGCACCAGCTAAGGATAATTTTTCATATGTTTTAGGGTTAGCAACATTACCAACCATTAAAATCAAATTAGGATAACTCTCTTTTGTTTTTTTAACAGTTTCTAAAAGTTTACCCATATGACCATTTGCGATATCAATTAAATAAAATCCAGTTTGATTTAATTCTTTTTTATCAAACAATTCATCAAATTCAGATAATGAAAAAGACATAAAACCAGTTGTGTTTTTTTCACCTCTAGGTGAACATGTAATGATTTTTAAACCATCATATAGTTTTTCATTATTTTCATCGATAACAGAATCCATTGGTGCTGTTATTAGAGGTAAATAACCATTAATAAATGGTTCTACTTCTTTTCTACTATCTATTTTAGATGTTATAGAAGGTTTGATTAAAATATCGTTAAAATCGAATTTTGTTGCCATATTATTTTATACCTGTACTACCAAAACCACCAGAATTTCTTTCAGTGTTTTCATTTATTTCTTTAACTGCATTTAAAGTTAACACATTTTTACCAATAACTGAAGCGATAACACCTTGTGCTATTCTATCTCCATTTTCAACATAAAATTCATTTAAACCATGGTTGATTAGAATTACTTTAATTTCACCTCTGTAATCAGCATCTACGGTTCCTGGAGAGTTCAAAACACAAACTTGATTCTTAGCAGCTAAACCACTTCTACTTCTAACTTGAATTTCAAACCCTTCTGGTAATTCAAAATATAAACCAGTTGGTATGATAGCGAAACCTCCTTGTGGTGACAATTTAATAGTTTCTGTTAAATTAGCTCTAAGGTCAAACCCAGAAGACCCAGATGTTGCATATTCTGGGTCTGGGTTTGTTGATTCGTTTTTAAAATTAACATTAATTTTAAAAGGATTTTCATTTGTTAAGTTTTTTTGAGAAAACTCTGAATTAAAATCTTCTTCAGTGTATGGGTCATTAGAGTCAATCATCCTAAGAACTTTTTCACGCATGTATTCTATATTAAACATATTATTCAGATTTTTCGTGTTTAATTGCAAAAATGTTAGCCATTTTTAATAATTCACCAAGAGTGGTGTTATGGTATTGTGCCATTTGGTCATCAGTTTTGTCGAACATTAAAATAGCAGCGTATTCTTCATCTGTAAACTTAACACCGTTAGATAACGCATAGTAAATACTTCTTTCGCTAACACGCATTGAAACTAAGTTATTATTGAAGTCATACATTTTACCTTGGTTTTTTCGGTGCCATTCTGAATCACATGGTACGTATAAATTTGCCTTACCAATTTGGTGAAGTAAGCAAATTTTAAGTAATGATGCTTGGTTTACTTGTTTATCCTCAGGTAACGCATTATTAAAACGGACAGCATAAAACGCGACTCTAAGTAAATGGTCAACAAGACCACCCTCAAAGGCATTGTGTAAGCTATCCATTGTAGATGCTGGTGCTTTTATGAAAGATTCACCCAAAAATTTCATGAGTTCATCTGTCATAAACTCATACTTTGTTGCTGTTTCAAAATATTTTTTAGTATTAGAAACAATTTTTTCTTGTGTTAAAGACATTGATTTTTATATTAAATAATTGTTATTCATTTTTACAAATATACGCATAAAAAACATAAAAATCAATGTTTTTATAATTTAATTTGAAGAGTTACCACTAAAATTTATTCTAGGGTTTTTTTCATAATAATTTAAATCTGATGGTGGAACACTAGGTGTGTATGGTAAAATCGTTTCAATTGAATCTAACACATTTTTAGATTCTTTAAGAGTTTCAAAAATATCATAGTTCTTTGTTTCAGTCTCATGGTTTTCAATTATTTTTTTATCTTTTTTGAAATTTTCAATTAAATCTCTTTCATTTTCTGGTACTATTTTAATCCCAGCTTTTTTAAGTTTACCCATGTCTTCAACGCGTTTCATAACTTTTAATATTTTTTCAACGCTTTCATCTTTTTTTGGTGTTTCAGTTAATAATTGTTTTTCTTCTTTTTTTTTAACTTCAACTATTTCAGTTTCGTTACTTTCATCTTTTAACATTTCAATCATGAAATTTAAAAGCATTTTTACATCATCTTTTCTAGACATGGTTCTGATTTTTTATTTTTTGTTAATTGTAAATATAATTCTCTTCTTTGTCCAGTAACACTTTCCATTGAATAAACATCTTTTACAGAATTGTATAAGTTTTCTTGTAAAACAGAAATCATATCTGGGTTTTGAATAAGTTTTTTAAGTGAAGAATACCAGTCTTTGTGGTTTTTTCTAGTTTCAATAAGAATACCGTTGGCTGTTTTATCAAATTCACCACCAAACTTAATCGCGTTGGTTAAATCTAATTTATAAGGTCCAAAATCTTGTGCGATAATTGCTTTATGGTGGAAACCAGCTTCAATTACTTTTAATTGACTTTTAACTTTATTAAAAACATTTTCTTCTAATGGTGCCAAAGAAATATCAAACAAATTATAGTTTGAAGCGTAAGTTGAAATTGGTTTTGTCCAAACTCTTCTATATGGTTCGTTAGCGATATTTGGGAATTCATCCTGTGTAAACCTCATTAAAAAGTTTTTATATTCTGGACTAACAATATTGTAATTATCAGTAAAGATTTTTTCATAACGATACCAAACGCTTTCCATAGGTGTTATCGCTCTAACTTTTTGTTCACCAGTATTTGTGTCAATATCAGTATGTGTACCTCTAGTATCAAAACCACACAATACAAATTGTACTTTATCGATAAGGTTATCACTTTTTAATTTTGAAACAACGCCACTAAGAATTTCTAAATCTTTTAAGTGAGAAGAACCACCTAACCACCCAATTCTAATTCTATCGGATTTTTCTAAATTAGGTGTAAATTGTTTTTCTTTTGGGTCGACAGCATTAGGGATTACAAATACATTTTTATTGTATTTTTTAATCTCATCAGCAAATAACGGTGTTGTTGTCGTTACATTTCTAGCAACTTTAATATTATCTAATATTTTTTTATCTAGACCAGCTGATTTAATAATATGATAAGCTGGGTGGTGAGTACCTGGAGCCCAATAATCGTCCAAATCCATAACACTAATAATCCCTAGACTATCTAATTTATCTAACAATTGAGGCATTGTTTCATAAGACCCTAATGTTCTATGGTAATGAATAATATCATATTGTTTTAACCATTCATCATCATTTAATTGTGGTTCATAATCGATATCGATTGAAAATTCATTTGAATATAATGTTTCTAATGCGATGTGTGGATTTGTAGA